TAGTTGTAGATCCTAACTACACAGGCGACAAGTTTGCATTGGTTTACCCATCAAACGCAATGCGCTTCCATGAGTCACCACGAATCGAACTACGTGCCAACATTGTTGCAAATGGCCGTATTGAGATCGGTGTATATGGTTATGTTGCAGTAGTTAACCGCTACCCAACTGCATTCCGTAAGTTAACAGTTTCCTAAATCAAATAGTGCCAGGGGTTGCTCCCGATCTCTGGCATCTTTGTAATGGGAGTTAAGGAGAAGACATGCCTAGCATTATTTCAGCAAGTGAGTTGAGAGCCGTGCTTGGTGTGTCTTCTGCCTTATATTCAGACAGTTATTTAAATGAAATTATCGATACCGCAGAAGGCGTGATCCTTCCAATGTTGGTTTCTTTTAAAAGCCCTATTCAAGAAGCTGCTTTAGAAGATAACGTAGCAACATTCACTACTTTAGGCATTCATGAATTCACTGAAGGTCAATCAGTCGTCATCGCAGGATGTGGAGCACCTTACAATGGAACACGCACAATCCTTGCAGATAATCTTGGACAATATACATTCTCATGCGCCATTACAAACGCAGATGTGGCGAGCGCAAATATCATCCCATCAGGAACTGCAACCCTTACAGCTGCTGCAACTTATGTTGGCAACCAACCAGTTCGTTCAGCGGTATTCGTAGTTTCTTTAGAAGTATTCCAATCTCGCCTTGCAGGAGGAGGTCAGATTGAAGGCGTAGATTTTACCGCTACTCCGTTCAGAATGGGCAGAAGTTTATTCAACAGATGCGTGGGCATATTAGGCGCATTTATAGATGTTGAAAGTATGGCTCAATAATGCCATCAACAATTTTATCTTCAGTTAGACAACCACTTGCAACAGCACTTGCTTCAGTAGCAGGAAATGTTTACAGTTTCGTTCCCGAGTCGGTTATCCCACCAGCAATCGTCTGCGTCCCAGACAGTCCATACCTTGAATTAGAAACAATCAGTAAATCTGCTATTCGTACAAAGATCAACATGACCATTTCAGTCGCAGTTGCTTACAACTCAAATCCAGCAAGCCTGGACAATATCGAGCAACTCATCCTAAGTGTTCTGGCAGTGATCCCAGCAGGATACATCGTCAGCTCGGTCGAAAGACCTACAGTTACACAAGTTGGAGCATCTACTTTGCTTATTAGCGATGTAAGAGTTTCTACCTACTACACACAAACCGCATAAAGGAGAATCATGGCAACCACAGTAATCACAGGTCGCGATATTTCTTTGTCTTTCACAGGTGGAACAGACATCGAAGCACAAGCGACAAACGCAGTTCTAACAAAAGAGTTTGATCGTCAAACTTACCAAACACTTGATGGCGAAGCCTACAAAGTGGTAAACACATCTGGCACATTCCAATTAGACATGCTTGCTGACTGGGGCAAGACCTCATCAGTTTGCGAGGCTCTTTGGACTGCTTGCGATACATCACCAAACGCAGAAATTTCAATTACACTTACAGCTGCAACTGGCGCACAATTCGTGTTCCCAGTATTGCCAGTTTACCCAACCGCAGGTGGCTCAGGAGTAGATGCTCAAACAGTATCTTTCACATTCCAAGTTGCACGTGGCGAAGTTACTGAAACCTTCAGCTAAAGAATAAAACGGGAGCAAACAAATGAAACTACCAATCACAATTGAATACAACTCAGGAGAGCAAGCCACATACATAGCCCAACCTCCTGAGTGGGCAAAATGGGAGAAGCAGACAGGAAACACGATTGGACAAGCCAAAGAAAAGATTGGCATGTGGGATCTTATGTTTTTGGCTTATCACGCCCATAAGCGTGCTATCGCTGGCGACAAACCAGTCAAGCCAATGGATGCCTGGATGGAAACAGTCGCAGACGTAATTGTCGGTGATGCGGATGACCCAAAAGTCACCCAGAAGGAAGCGTAAGCCGTTTACTTATTGCGGTGGCAATAGCCACACAAATACCAATGAGTGAGTGGACTGATGCAGAAGATTTATTAACCGCAGTTGAGATATTGAAGGAGCGAGGAAATGGCTGATGAAACTATTGCCTATAACAAAGCCGACCTCCGCGATCTTTACAAAGCGTTCAAACTTATGGATGTTCAAGCAACAGAAGAGGCACGAACTCAATCTGCTGCTTTGGCGTATTTTGCATCAGAAGAAATTAAAGCGGCTGCTGGATCAAGAACAAAAGGTACAAAGGCAGCGCAGAGAATTGCTGACGGAGTATCGATTAGCAAATCCTCAAAAATTGGTGAGTTCAGTTACGGCTTCGCACGTCAAAAGTTTTCAGGTGGTGCTACTACACAAACCCTATGGGGTGGTTATGAGTTTGGTTCAAATAAATTCAAACAGTTCCCTAGTTATAGCGGACGGCAAGGCAGAGGTTCACGAGGATGGTTTATCTATCCGACCCTTCGCAGAATTCAGCCTGAATTGATTAACAAATGGGAAGTTGCGTTTGATCGCATTCTTAAGGAGTGGGCATAATGGCAACTGGTAATCGTACCCTTAAGTTATCCATCCTTGCCGATGTTGATGACCTTAAAAAGAAATTAGATCAAGCCGATAAAGCGGTTGAAACAAACTCAGATAAAATCAGTGCGTTTGGAAAAAAGGCTGCTGCTGCGTTTGCAGTCGCTGCTGCTGCTGCAGTTGCCTATGGCACAAAATTAGCCATTGATGGCGTTAAAGCAGCCATTCAAGATGAGCAAGCACAGTTAAGGTTAGCCAATGCCTTAAAGGCTGCCACAGGGGCAACTGATGCCCAAATAAAGGCAACTGAGAGCATGATCTTAAAGACATCTTTAGCCACTGGCGTTGCTGATGATGAACTTAGACCAGCCATGCAGAGATTGGCAGTATCCACAAAAGATGTTGGCGAAGCCCAAAGATTATTAGGACTTGCTTTAGATATTTCAAAGGGGTCAGGCAAAGGACTTGAAGAAGTAGCCAATGCACTTGGCAAGGCTCAAGATGGAAATACCACTGCACTTCAAAGGTTGGGATTAGGTTTATCTAAGGCTGAATTAGCAACACTTTCATTTACAGAGATTCAAACCAAGTTATCAGAATTGTATGGCGGCGCAGCAGCCGCTAACGCTGAAACCTTCCAGGGTAAGATTGATCGTTTAAAGGTTGGTTTCGATGAGGCTAAAGAATCACTTGGCACTGCATTACTGCCACAGGTTGAGAAGTTTATTGGATTTTTAAACACGAGCGGCATTCCAGCATTAAACGCATTTATTGCAGGATTAACTGGTGATGCAGGATTAGTTGCCGGATTAGATGAAAGCCAAAAAGGCTTTGCAACCTTTGGCAAAACAGTAGCAGCCATAAGTGGAATTATTTCAGGATTTATAACCTTTATTAGAGAAGCAGTCGGATTATTAGTTGAGTTTGCTAATCAGGCAATTAGAGTTATTAACATTGTTAAACCAGGCACAGATATTGGATACATTCCAAACCCATCACTTACTGGCACAATGACCGGACAATCAGTTCCAACAATTGCTAGCACTCCTAATGCTAGAGAAAACCGCACGACAGTAAACAACATTACAGTTAGAGCAGTAGATGCCGAGGGTGCTTCGAGAGCAGTTGCTAAGGTATTAAGCCAATCTTCAGCCAGATCAATTCCAGCATTAAGTGGTTCAAGCGTTCGAGGTAATTAATGACTGTATTTACTCCTGAATGGAAACTCAGCATCAATGGTGTGGATTACACCAATGTGGCAATCTCAGATATATCCCATGAGAGTGGTCGTACAGATATTTACCAGCAACCCAATCCAGGTTATATCCAGATTGATCTAATTGCTTTAAACAATGAAACTTATGATTTCCAAGTAAACGATGGCTTAGCACTCCAAGTCAAGGATAGTACAGGCACATACGTGTCAATCTTTGGTGGCAATATCACAGACATAACAGTGTCAGTAGGTGCAACTGGATCAGTGGGAACTGTTCTTGGATATTCAATTATTGCACTTGGTGCACTTGCTAAATTGCCAAAGATTATTACAACTGGAATTCTATCTAAAGACCAAGATGGCGATCAGATTTATGCACTGCTCAGCACGTTCCTATTAGGCAACTGGAATGATGTGCCAGCAGCAGAAACTTGGGCTGCTTATTCAGCCACAGAAATTTGGTCTAATGCCGCCAATATAGGTTTAGGCGAAATTGATCAACCTGGTCAATACACAATGGAAAACCGATCATCTTCAGAAGATACTGTTTACAACATAGCATCCTTGATTGCCAATTCAGCCTTTGGTTATTTGTATGAGGACAATGTTGGCAATATCGGATACGCAGATGCAGCACATCGTCAGGCTTATGCAGCAGCAAATGGTTTTGTTACAATCTCAGCCAATACTGCAATTGGGTCAGGACTATCAACAAAGACACAAATTGGCGATGTGAGAAACTCAGTTGCGATCAACTATGGAAACAACTTTGGATCTCAAAAAACTGCATCTGATACAACCTCAATTGGAATTTATGGCTACAAAGCCGAAACTATCAATTCAACAATTCACAGTGCAACCGATGCTCAAGATGTTGCTGATCGGTATATTTCACTTCGAGCCTATCCAAAAGCAAATTTCGATAGCATCACATTCCCAATCACTAACCCAGAATTGGATGATGCTGACCGAGATGCCCTATTAGGGATCTTTATTGGTCAGCCTATTATGATCACAGATTTACCCACTCAGATCGCCACTGGAGGTCTTTTTGAGGGGTATGTTGAGGGATGGAACTGGAGCACATCTTTCAATCAATTGTTTTTAACAATCAATCTAAGCCCAATTGAATTCTCAGCAGTATTCCAGGACTGGGATGAGGTCAATGCTTCAGAGGCTTGGAACACATTATCAGGTACAATTACCTGGCAGACAGCGATAGGAGTAATAGCGTAATATGGCAAATACAACCAACTTCGGGTGGGAAACACCAGACAACACTGATCTGGTTAAGGATGGCGCGTTAGCGATCCGAACCCTTGCAGGAGCGATCGACACATCTTTCGTTGGAGTTGCAATCAATGCACAGACTGGCACAACTTACACTGCCGTTTTAGCAGATGGATTAAACAAAGTCGTAACAATGGACAACGCATCTGCAAATGATTTTAAGATTCCAACCGATGCTTCAGTAGCATTCCCAGTTGGCACAGTATTAAATGTTTACACAAAAGGCGCAGGAACTTGCACAATTAGCGCAGTAACTTCAGGAACTACAACAGTAACTTCAGCAGGTGCAGTTGCTGCATCACCAACACTTGCCACAAAAAAGGCGGCTAGTTGCGTAAAGATTGCAGCAAACTCTTGGATAGTGGTGGGCGGAATTGCCTAATTTGTTATTGGGTTTTTATGCTGGCGATACGCCATTTTTAGCCACAGGCGGAAATGAAGTAAAAACTGTTGGCGGATTTAAGTATCACTTCTTTACTGGTAATGGAAATTTTCAAGTAACTTCTGGAAGTAAAGCCGTTTCAATTTGCAGTATTGGCGCAGGCGCAGGTGGCGGTTATGATGTTGCTGGAGGAGGGGGAGCAGGTGAATTAGATTTATTTACAACCTTTGCTGCTTCAACTGCAACTTACGCAATTGTAATTGGTGCTGGTGGAACAGGTGGAAC